CTGCCTGCGAACGTGCGAAACATTCACGCTGGCTTTTCTGGATTCAGAGGGAGACGTTGTCCAAAGCACTCCCAAAGAATTGGCGGAAGCACTCGATCTGGGAGAGCTAGCCCGCATAGAGCGGGATGGGGATGCGAATGAAAGTGAGAAGGCTGCGGAAGCACTGCGCTACGCTATGGCCGTAAGTTCCGGCTCGCTGTGATCCCGCAGCGTATGCGCACAGTCCAGGGATAAGCCGCGCCCCACGCTTATAAATGGGGCATTGAGAGAGAGCGCGCCCAATCGGGGCGCGCAAGGGAGACAGACATGAAACCAGGTGACTACATCTACATCAAGATCTACGGCGAGTCGGTCGAGCGCTGCCGGATCCTCGAGCATCACGGCATGGGCACAATCGACGTCGAGCGATTAGAGGACGGAAAATGCTTCCGCGTTAGCGGGCTGCCATTAACCATGAACGCAGGAAAGGCGCGGGAATGAGCCCGCGCCAGAGAGAGGAGACAACCATGAGCACCACGACCACCACCACGACCCCGAAAATATCGCGCCTCCGCCTCGGATCCGCCGACGCTGGGCGCTGCGATCCGCCCGGCGGATTCCAGTCGTCGATCACCTGCGAGATCGACGTCTGCCGGCGCGGTCGTCCGTACCGCGCCGAACTAGCGGCGCAGTACGGAGGAAATCAGGGGTACTTTCAAATCGATTACTCGCACGGCCCTTGGGTCGCGCGAGGCGACACGCCGCGCGAGGCCGCCCTGGCCGCCCTGGCCGTCGTCCCCGAGGAGCACGCCGACGACCTCGCGGCGGCCGTCGAAGAGGCCCTCGCCGGGATGCCCGAGTCCGTCGAGTGGGCGGACGTGGCCCTCGCGGAGGCCGCCCGCATTCGCGGTCTGATCGACCACGGGGACGGCGGTCGATCGTCCGTCCGCGCCGGCGGGCAGGTCGTCGCGTGGCTCGACGACCCCGACGACCGGCGGGACCTCCGCATTCGGCTCGAACGTCAGCTCAGGCGGTCGGCCGGTCCGTCCGATCCGCATCTGGCGTCCGTGTCGGACGCCCAGCTCATAGAGGAGGCTCGCCGCCGAGGGATTGACAGGGCGATGGACGACGCCCGTTGAGCGGCGTCTTGGAATCGCGTCCGCGAGAGAGAGGAGAAAACCATGAAAATAGAAGTCACAGGCCCTCGGGATGTGGCCATCACGATCAGAGACGTAGACGTAGATTCCCTGTCTGTGGACATCGACGATCTGCGGCAGGGGTTGCGCGAGGCCATCGAGGATGACGATGAGACCGACGCCCGCGACCTCGCGCAGACTGCGGAGGCCTGCGAGGAGGCCATAGAGTGGCTCCGCCGGCTGATCGCTGCCGGCGCGGACGTCGACGCGCGCGACGCCGGCGGCCAAACGCTGCTCCACTGGGCGGCGGAGGAGGGCCACGCCAAGATCGTCCGCCAGCTGATCGATGCCGGCGCGGTCGTCGACGCCCGCGCCGAGGACGACTCCCGCACGCCGCTGCATCTGGCGGCGAAGACGGGCCGCACCGAGATCGTGCGCATCCTCCTGGATGTCCTCGCCTCGGTCGACGCCCGCACCGCCGCCGGCGCCCGCACGCCGCTGCACCTGGCGGCTATGTTTGGCCACGCCGAGATCGTCCGCCGGCTGCTGGATGCCGGCGCGGAGGTCGACGCCCGCGACGCCGGCGGCCGCACGCCGCTGGAGCTGGCGCGCCGTTGCGGCTACACCGAGATCGCCGGCATCCTGCTGGATGAAGGCGCCGAGGCCTGACCCCGGCAAGGTCGACTCCAGCCCCAGGCGCGCGTGATGGCGCGCAGGGGCTCGAGGCATTGAGAGCGGCGCGGGAATGAGCCCGGCGCCGAGAGCAGAGGGAGACAGACATGCGATACAAGCATGAGGCATTGAGAGACATTATTAAGTCATTGCCCCGCCACATAGATATCTATGTGGCAGTGGAGAACGCCTCCACGCTGGCGAGACTCGAGACCGAGGCAGCAGTAAACCTGCTGCAGAACGAGCCGCCGGCGTGGAGGCTCGTCATCCGAGACAACGGAGACGACGCGCATGTCATTATTGCGTGCGACGCTGACGAGGCTGGAGTCGACCTTGCCGAGGCCTGACCCCGGCAAGGTCGACTCCAGCCCCTGGCGCGCGTGACGGCGCGCAGGGGCTCGGGGCAGTGAGAGAGCGCGGGAATGAGCCCGCGCCGAACGAGAGGAGAAAATCATGAACAGATCCCGCATATGGGCCCTCGGGGCACCCGACCCCGAAATGGAGGCGATCGAGCGCATCCTCCGGGCGGCCGACGAGGCCGTCCTCTACGCGACGGCTGACGGTCGCCGCGTGCACCCCGGGTCCGCCTACCGGGCCGATGGTGTGATCGGTGCCGATGGCGCCGTGTACACACCGCTGCCTGGCGGCGTGGACCCGCACTCGATCCGGTGGGTCGAGTGCGAGATCCCGGGATTGCCCCGTGATCATGTCATCGACCACCACCGCCCCGGCGACACCGGCTACGGTCGGCCGCCGGCGGAGTTTTTGCCGGCATCGTCGATCGGACAATTGATAGCGGAGCTAGCGCGACTGGCTTTTGCAGCCTCTTCTTACCGCATCCTCGACTGGGATCATGTCTCCGCCGGCAGCCATGACGGGGAGTACTCCGCTCATGTCGTTTCAGAACAGCGCCGCGAACTCTGCACCGTTCCCAGCGAAATCGAAGATGGCATACATCCAGGGGCATATGTCCGGGTGCGGGACGTGGGGTGGCTCGTCGGAACCTACACTGCCGGCCACGAGTGTGGCGGCTGCTGGGACTATGCCATCGTGCCGCACGATCTCGTTCTCGCCGCCGCCGCGGATCACTGCCTCGGCGCCGCCTACCGGGGCGAGTGCCCGGGCGTGGAACCGGACGATCTGATGGAATGGCGCGCAGAGAGTCGCGCCAAGTACCAGGGTCGCCAGGTGGCGGATGTGTTGGCGGACATCCGCTACGCGCAGCAGGAGTTGCGCACAGCAAAAAAGCTCACTATAGGCGGGTGGACGCTGCACGAGGTCCGCGACATGCGGCGAGATAAGCCTATCCCAGAATTACCCGAGGCCGCTACGCGGCTTGGCCTTGGGTACATTGCTGGCCCGATCCCGGCCCCGGACGGCCGTGAGAAATACACCTGCTCGGGAACATTCGAACAGGTGAAATTATTCATGGAGTTGTGGGCGCCGGCCAACGGGCTCGTGGGAATCTACGGCGATCCCGTCCGCGGGTTCGCCGGCGGGTACGCCGAGGAGTAACATATCCTGCCGTAGCCGCGCATCTCCCCCTCACGGCGCGGCTACGGCCTCATCAGGGCCAGCCCCATCCCTGGGATACATGGGGGCACCTATCTCCAGCCCCTGGCGCGCGTGAAGTCGCGCTGGGGCTCGGAGCGATGGCGCGCAAGGAAACCCTACCTCCACGCGGTGCGCGCTGGGCGGCTGCAATGGGCAGCTGGCGGACAGGGACACACACATGCCGGACAACCCGGCAAAGGAGGAGACATCATGAAGATGCTATTTAAAGTAAACCAGGAAGAGGCGTTGCGCTTGGGCATCGACGCCCCCTCTAGCACGGTTTTGTTAGACGTGGACCCAACGAATCTCACCCAGAGTCAGCGCGATCTGCTGGCTCGTTGCTTGTGGGATGGCCACGACTGCACGAGGCCATTCTGGACGGAATCCGGCCACTCCTTTCGTATCATGCTCACGGAGCCCTCGGTGGAGGGCCTCACGCTCGAACTGGAGCGCATCGAGCGCGAGGAGCAGGCCAGAGTGGAGGCCCGCAAAGAGGATGCCACCGCGCGCATTCGCGCGGCGCTAACTACGCGCCGCGAGCGCGAAATTGTGCAGCTAGACAAGAATGGGGGGGGTACGAGCTACCCCCGTGACGCCGTGGTGTCGACCACGGTCGAGGTCCCTATGATTTCGTCGGATTTGGATGGCCACCTACAGTATGTGGATGGCGATCTGCGCGCACAATATGAGGCTCGCAAGGCTGAGGCCATAGCCGAGCGCGAAAGAATACTAGATGCGGCACGAGAGCGGTTGTTGCCGGAGCTTCGCGCTAAGCTCGCAGAGCGCGCCGAGGCCGCGCGCGCGCAAAAGGACGCCTACGATCAGCTGTATCAGCAGCTACCGGAGGTGCTCCGGCAGCGCGATGCAGCCGGGTTCGCGCCGGCTTCGGAAATCGAGGGCAAATTGAAGGCGCTGCTCTGTGAGAGATTGCCCGAAGGCTGGGAGCGCGTCTATAAATGGGAGGCGGGGGCGGCAGAGTCACTGACAGACAGGCAATATAAGTGCTTGTCTGGGATCCGGGAATCGATTGCGGCCCTAAACCTGGAAGGAGACGTGGATGTGGAGCCTGTCTCGTGGGCCTATCACAGGCCGGCTGAAGACACCGACGACCCCGAAGACATCGACCACGACGACGAGGTGTACGTGAACAACGGCACCTACGCGAAGCTGGTATGGCATCATCCGTCCGGCGTGTCCCTCACGGCTCGCTGGGATTTGTAGGAGCCCCACAGGGTGCGCTCGAATAATCTAGGACATCGCCAGGGCTGTTGCATTTCAAGATGTCCCAGGCTGGCTAATCAGCCTGTTTGGAGCGCCGTTGCCCCGTGGCGCGACACCAACGGGGCACCAATAAGAGCGCGGGAATGGAAGGCGTTGACATGGACGATCCCGTGGCCGTCGTTGCCGCGTGCGTTCCTCACCTGTTGCCAATTAATTGTTAGCTGTGGAGGCTAGAGAGATGGACAGATTTAGGGCTAGTTTTATTCCCGCGCTAGGCGCAATTCGTAGATGGTGAGTGGGTAGAAGTGGAAGAAGACAGCTAACGATCAAGCTCAGTTTCGCGAGGAACGAGCGTAAACTGGAGCGCCTTGTTGGGCGCTCCGCAAAACGGGAGAACGACAATGGAAGCATTCGAGATGCAACTCAGTCAGTATGATTTCATCGTAGATACAAACGCGCGCAGCGCCCGCGAGCAATGCCCAGTCGCGGCGCGCTACACGGCGCGAATTCTATCCGAGTCATGGGATGAACCCTTCGAGGTTCGCGACTCGGATAGTGGATACTGGGTTGTGCCCTTGTCGTGGCGACGCAAGCGCGCCCACGTCGTGGGTTTTGGATGGCTACCGATGCTCACTGTGATGGCATTCGGCGCTCTAGTTGAGTTGAGTAAACTACTGTAAAGAGGAGGAAGGCAGATGGCAAAGCGAAAGAGAAAAACACCCGTAAGGTCAGTAAGCGGCGAGACGATCAGGCTACTTGGGCAGCATTTAGTCTCGCTTTTAAAGGGCAATCCGGAATACCGGAAGCACCTGAAGTACAGCGACAAGGGCGTAAGCAAAATGCGCGACTTCGCGATCTGTAAATACCTTGGGCGAATCGAACAGGAATGGGGATGCACGGCGGACATGGCCGTCGACGCGCTGGGCGAGACTATACTCGGCAAGACGATGTATGCCTGCATTGTCGGTAACGGCAAGCACTACCTGAAGGGCGAGCGGCAGAGCCTTGCGAAGCTCCGCAAGAAGCTTTGCGGAAACCTGGATTGTGGCTGGTCGATCGTCCCGTGCCGATTCAAGCCGGTCGAGCTACTTAAGGACTCCTACTGGGCTGCCGCTGGGCGGTAGGAGATGCCTGATGTCCCAGGCTGGCTAATCAGCCTGTTTGGAGCGCCGTTGCCCGTGGCGCGACACCAACGGGGCACCAATAAGAGCCATAGAATGGGAGACCAGACATGAAAGTCATCGTGGAAATCTGCAATGAGGTAAATTCTGGCCGACGCGAGGGCTGGACGAAGTTGGTCACAAACGTGCGAGAAGAATTATCCGATGGATACGCGTTTGAAGGCCTATTTTTGGAGGAAGGGGAAAATGAAATTAAAGCAGGGTCGATCCTTGTCCAAAAGAACCCTGAAGGGTCCGTAAAGAATGCATGGTATTCCGGACGATTTGGTCGCGTGCAGCCAGACGGCACGACATCTTGGGAAGAGGACGCGTACGACTGGAAAAAAAGCTTCATCTCATTTCGGAATGCCGTCGCGGCTGCCCTCAAGTCTTCCGACGAGATTAATCCGCTTGAGGGCTTCAAAACCGAAGTATTGGTGGAAGAACTAAAGCGACGCGGATTTATGAACATCTCCATGATTGTACTTTTGGTATTGGCCATCTCTATTTTTCCTACTCAAGCGCAAACGGTTGCAGTCATTGACTCCGGGGCATCCGACGTTGCCGAGAAGTTCATCGAGGCCAAGTATTCCGTTGTTGGGGGAACCGAGGACCTCCACGGGCACGCCACCGGGATAATCACCAACATGCAGGTTCCGGTCGTATCCTATCGCGCGTATAAGCGTCGCGCCCATGCGCGAGATCTGATCGCGGCGCTCTCGATGGTTAGAGATCATGTAGAGAGGCACGATATACGAGTGGCTCTCATTACCGTGTCAGCGGGGAACTGGGACTACCCGCTAAGCAGCAGAGATTTCGAGGATCGCGTTCGGGCGCTCGAACAATTAGATGTGCCAGTGGTCATATCATGCGGAAACAACCATGGCCCTGAATCGGCGCTCGGAATTGGGTGGCCCGCTACAACTCCAGGTGTTTTAGCGGTATCCGCGGTGTACGGGGCTTCGCAACCCAAGCTCACCTATTTCACCGGCGCTAAACTTGCCCACGCCGTGGTCGATCAGATCTGCCCTTTTGCACAACGACATCCGGACCTGACCACACTCATGGCAGTTGGCGCGCCGTATGTGGGGCTGCGGCTCGATGGAACGCCCTCTAGTCGTCACGGCACAACCGGTGCTGCTGCCTCAGTCGCCAAGGCGATCTATCAGCTCTCCCTGGAGTTTGGTAGACGTTCGCGCGATGAATGGGCCAGCATTTTGAAGAGATCCGGATACCCAGTATACGATGGAGACGACGAAGCCGATAACGTGACGCACTCAGAGCATACCTACAGGCGTCTATCTTTGGAGGGCGCGCGATGGATGTTACGTGCTGAGTCGAGCGAGACCTTCGGCGGATTGCTTCAGGTAAGTAAAGTATACCTGCGCATCCCTGATGCCTGGTGGCATAGGCCGTATATCGGCATCCTCCTGACCATCAAGGCCCAGCCATTTAATGGTATGCGCGCAATGATCGGGGAGGAATTGATAGATTTCGGAGAATCCAGGCGAACAAGATTTTCGGTATTATCAGCCAGGCGCTCCAGGGATGGGGTAAATATCTTGATCAAGAGCCGGATTTCGTCCCTCAGGAAGCTCACCGCCTACAGTAAGATTCCGGTAGCAGTCGAGTTAAATGGGAGATACTGGCGTAGCGAAGTAGCCCTGGAGAAATTGGTTACTCGTTGGGGCTCCATTCACCATTTCGGATATTGAGATACATCGAGAGGAGAAAGGCATGAATCGGCCTATTTGCCACCACTTCGCGTATCGCGTCGCGCGGCAGGACGCGATGCAAGAGCAGGCCTTAGCGATTTGGTTACACGGCGCTGGGCGCGCGGCGCGTCGCGCGCTCACCTCTCAGCTAGACCTGCTGCTGCGGGATCTCGGCTGGGTACGTATCCGCACCCAACAAGGGCGCAGGTGGCTGCGCGAATTCCGCGCTCTCTCGCTTCTAGAGTGTGGTGTCGATCCGTACGACACGGCGCTCGCCGTAGCTGATGGGTACAGACACACACGAGGCCGCCGCAAGCGCGAGGCGGCGATGAAGATGACCCCAGAGGCGCGGCGCGCTCGCGCACAAAAAGCGGCTGCCGCAAGCGCGGCGGCCAGAAAGAGGAGACAAAGATGAAACCGTGTACAATCATCACTGTAACACTCGACCGTGATTTTCGCGAAGCTCTTCTGCTGTTCCAACACCCTGACCGCGTGGCACTCGCTCCCACTGTCTGGTGCGACCGATTTTCGCTGCGCCAAGTATCCCAAAAGCGGGGGAAGTATGACGGAGCTGAGCGCATTCGCCTTCTTTTCCGTCGGCGTCCGAAGGCGTGGACGTATCTCCCTTGCGCATCTCTGCGCAAGCGCGACCTAGAAAACGCCGTAGCGCTGTCGCTCGTCGGCGTGGACGACGCGGTCCTGTGGGCGGCTGAGTTCCGAGCAGACTGGTCGGTAGCCGATAAACCGCACGTAGCACGCAACACGGTTTTTGGACACGCTATTCGGCACTTCCCGCGCGAGATCGCGGAGGATGGGGAGATCATCCGCGAGGCAACGGAAGAGGTTCAGGCAGCGCTGGACGCGGGCGGGCACTACATGCCAGACGCCCGAAAGCTCGCCGACATCGCGCTGGCCCGCATGGCGCACGACTACGGCTGGCGAAAGTGCCCGGCTCGCGTCCAGCGACGCAAGGGGTGTTCTCTTTGGGTCAAAGAAGACGGTTAGATCCCCTGCCGCCGCGTATCTCCCCCTCACGACGCGGCGGTAGGCTCATCAGGGCTGGCCCCCTCCCTGGGATACATGGGGGCACTATCTCCAGCCTCATGGCTGCGAGCGAAGCCACAACCAAAAGGAGAAGATCGAGATCATGAGCATTAAAGTCCCTTTTAAGGAGTTCCTGTACGTTACAAAAAAGGTGATGCCATTCACATCTAAACCCGATACCTCTCACTACTGTACATCTAACGTCCATGTGTACGGGGATAGGGCATATGCTACCGATGGCGTTCGAGCAGTTTCTTTCAAGGCTAATTTTGATGTTCCGGGCAGCCTGGATGTCTTGGTTAACAGAAAAACCCGTGACCGTCTTGGACAAATGTATCGGCAGGACGTGCTTCACATCAGAAATATAGATATCGATACAAATCAATTCTACACGCTACTACGCGATGATATTTTCGAGTCTGTATGCTACAAGGGTACTGGCGCGCGTATTCCACCAATACGAAAGGTGCTCTGCGCGCACAAGATGCACAGGGAGATAAAAAATATCCATTTAGAAGGAATTCTGGATATGTTCAAACCGAAGGAAATAGAGGATAAAATCGTAACGCTGGGATTCACCAAAAAATCTATGTCGATATCGGAAATGAAGGACCTGGAGGATAATCCGGCTCCAGGCGAAGTTAACGTAAACGGGAATTTCCTGATAGATGCACTAAAGGTTATCAAGGCTGCCGTGGGTTATCGGAATGGAAGAAAGCCTGAAGGGTATATCACAGTCTACGCTCCACCGCAAAAAGTAGGATCGACCAAGCGCAATATTCCCCTTGTGATTCATGCCCCAAATGTGAATATCGCAATTTGCCGCATGCTAGCCTGCGCCGAACCGAAAGGAACAAGAACATGAGAATCGACACAGAGGAGCAAGACCATGAGTAACACTATTAACATTGGCAACGACAGGTTTCAGTTGTTGCATTTCGAGAGCACCTCGCAATGGGTGCATTGGGCCAAAGCGTGTGAGATTGAAGGTGTTGGAGCCATCGTCCAGGTGGCGACGCAGCAGGTAAAGGGACAGTTTACGCAATCTGTAGTATTCGTCCCCGGAGTCAGGGTCGTGCCCGATGATGCCGGGGGGAGGAAGTTGGTCAGGCTTCCTCCCGTTTCTGTAAATTTGGACGCCGCAAGCGCGTCCAGAAAGAGGAGAAAACCATGAGTTGTTACAAGCAACGTCTTGCGTTTCTTAGGGCCAAGCTGCGACACGCTGCTGGCGTATACGAGCAATCGCCCGACAGCGAGAATCGCGTTTCGCTATTGCTCACATACAGCCAGCTACAGGGTTTTTTGGAGGCACTGGTTTTGTCGGGAGTAATGGACGAGACCAAGTACCTTGAAGAGGTCTCAGCCATTGAGGCAATGTTTTAAAGAGGAGAAAGACATGCAAAGATCTAGGAATAGGAAAATCTTCCAATACGATTTTCCAGTCAATGCGATTCGCGCACTAGCTGCGACTTCCGCAATTCTTAGCGACAATATCTGTATTCTCATGCCGAAAGGTGCCGAGGTCCTTCATTTCGCGTGCCGAGAGGATCGGCCTTGCATCTGGGCGATTGGCAATCCAGATCACGAACTGGTTCCATGTTACTTCAGGTTTTTTGAGGCAGGGGACTTTTTGCCTGATAAGATTGGCGCTCATGTCGGTTCATTTCACGTGGGGCAACGCTTTTATCACTTATTCTATTCGGAGAAAACCATGCAAATCGAGAACTGGATAGCCCGTGCTGCACAAGCCGGTGCCTGCAAGGACGCTATCAGATGGTTGCGGGCGAACCCGCGGGCGGTCGAGGACATCATCGCAATCGATAGGTACGTGCCCTGGGCGCTCGGCGCTCTGGACGAGGAAGCCACACGTATCCTGCTCGATGCCGGCGCGAAGGTCAACGCGCGGGATGCTGAGGAGTGCACGCCGCTGCATTGGGCAGCAGAGTACGGCCATTCTTCAATCGCGCGCATCCTGCTGCAACATGGCGCGGATGTTGACGCCCGCGACCATAGGCAGCGTACGTCGCTGCATCGGGCAGCGAAGCGGGGCGAACTAGATGTTGCGCGCGTCCTGCTCGATGCCGGCGCGGATGTTGACGCCCGCGACGATGGGCAGCGTACGCTGCATTGGGCGGCGGAGTGCGGACATTCGGACATCGCGCGCATCCTGCTGCAACATGGCGCGGATGTTGACGCCCGCGACGATAGGCAGCGCACGCCGCTGCATCGGGCAGTGCGGAGGGCACACTCAGGTGTCGCGCGCGTCCTGCTGGAAGCAGGCACGGACGTGAACGCTCGCGACGATAGGCAGCGTACGCCGCTGCATTGGGCGAACTACGGTGTCGCGCACGTCCTGCTCAAGGCCGGCGCGAACGTGTATGCGCGGGATGATGATGGGTACACGCCGTTGGATAGGTAACAGTGAGCAGGTCGTTGCATGATCGGCCATAGATGAACAGAAGGCGAGAAGGGATCGCACGGTATGCACGGAGGCCAAAATGAAACGCATGGAAATACGCTTTGTCGGCTTATGTCTGAGTTGCAGGGCGGTCACGGTGCTGTACGAGGATTGCGCCGATCCAGGCGATCCGCGCAGCATGGACCTGATGGATGACCGCATTCCCGATCTCGAGGCCAGGTGCGGCAAATGCGCACAGCCCTGCTGCGCAGTATCACTCGAGGTCAACGGCGACCGGGTCGAACCATGGATGGCACCAGAGGCCTACGAGGCTCGGTCCGGGTAAGCCGTTGCCGCCGAAGCCCTGGAATCCAGGGGAGAATAACTAACAAGCAATGCAAAGCGGAGGAGAAAGAACATGATCGAACGCGAAGTGATAGGCGGATGCACAAGGAAGACAACCACCACCTTCTCGAAAACCAACATGAGCAACAATAAATACTTCCTGAAAGAGGATTTATATTCTCGGGTCACCTGTCCTTATTGTAAGCTTAAGGGCACGTTGCTATATAGATTCAGCAGCGGTGGCGTCCATGTGGAGCACGAGACCGCATGGGTCAAAATCTGGAATAAGGATACCAAGGCATGGATCAGGTGCGAGGCGTCTATTTCATACTGCATCCAGGGCGAACAGAGAGGCCTGGCGTGGCAGCCCGATCGCGCTTGGCGATATTGCGAAGCGCCGCGATCATGATTGCGGTGCTTGCTGGGTCATGCCACGGTCAGGTATTCAAGCTGTCTTACGAATACCATAAAATGCAAGACGGAGAAGCGGTCAAAGTCAATGGCGCCGCGACGGCTTTCGCGATTGATGTACCGGGAGACGGGACCTATTTATTGACCGCGGCGCACTCTTTTGATCATACGCCCACTGAGTGGTTTCTTAACTCAGACACAAAGACGGCGAAGATCAAGTCGTCTGTTGTAGCCATCGACCGCGATCTCGACTTGGCCCTTTTGCATACCGCAGAGGACCTTAAGAAGATCAAGCTGGCCAAGCATCTGCCCAAGCTTGGCGAGGCGGTCGCCATCATCGGCCATTACCGAGGCGCGGCGGCTACTTCAAATTCTGGTCGCATCACCAACCTCTACCGAGGAGGATTTACAGTAGCCGCCGCGTTCGACCATGGTGGAAGCGGCGCGCCCGTATTATCCGGATCTCGCGTGGTCGGTGTGGCCGTGGGAATCAATCAAATCGACAGGCAACGCGCGTGCTGCGTGCCGATTGCCATGGCGCTTCAATTTGTTGCCGAGCATGTAAAATTTAAGATCAAACTGGAGATTGATGAATGAATCGATACCCCTCATCTCGAGGCTTCGAGAATCCGGGCCATCCGGAGCGAAAGCCCAATCGCTACAAATTTATGTCGCCCGATGACATGCAGCGTCTACTTGCCGCCGCTGATCGCAATCATGCCGATCCGCTATGGCGACGCGATCATGCGTTGCTGCTCATGGCCTGGGGCTACGGCCTGCGTGCCGGCGAAGTGGTCCTGCTCGAGCGCTCGAACTTCGAAATGCTCGAGCACAACGAAGCGTGGCTTCCAACGCTCAAAAAGTGGGAGCGCGTCAAGACTAAGTGTCCGAAGTGCCACAAGGATCGCCGAACGACCTATCGGAATATCGGCACCAATATTACCTGTACGCACTGCAAGAAACGCTTCAAAGTGAGAAAGCCGAAGGGCTGGGAGACACCGAAATCGACCGATGCGCCCGTTAAGCGGATAGATCTTATTGAACCGAGCTTGAAAGACTATACAATACGATACTTGGCTGAAGTGATGAGCCCTGGTCAGCGATGGCTGTTTGAGCGATGCAAGACGCATTCGGCGCATCGGTTCTTCTCCGAGCGGCTTGGGCACAACCACATCGGTTCGAGGACTGCCCAGTACATCTTCGCGAAGTATGCGTCAGAAGCAGGCCTGAGCCGTTACTATTCGTTTCACTCGCTACGCCACGGTCGCGGTGTACGGGTCTATGAGGCGACAAAGGATCTCAAGGCTGTGATGGATGCTCTTCGGCACGACTCGATCGCTACATCCGAGATCTACGTGCATCTATCCGCCAAGCAGCGCAGCAAGTACCTGGAGCGCCTCGAGCAGGACTACCATGCAGCGGCCAACCCGGAGACCTAGAATGTCTGAAGATCGAAGTTTGGCGCCCCGAAGCCTCGCCGCCGCGGTGGGGCAGTTCGACAAGACGAAGACATCCAAGATGTTTGGCAAGGATGAACTTCGCGACCCCACCAATCCATTCCATCTGATCCGTAGGCGCCGCAAA